AGAGCAGCCGCTGTACTCGCTTTTTGTTTTTCCTTGAAGGATTCCCCATCAGCAGGATCAGCACCATCTCCCGATATAGCTCCTGAAAGTCACGCCGATCATCCTCCATACGTAGGCAGACTTCTTCTCGTTGCCAAGGGCTGAGCTCTGAGTAACTCCCTGCACAGTGAAACTCTATCCTATCCATCTTCTTACTATTCTATAGCCCAACCATAAGACCACCACCAACAATAAGCCCTCTACCCACCATGCAAGTCCCCATCTTTGGCGAAGTGTTTCTCGCTCCATAGTATGAGAAGTAAGTACCTCCTTTCTCTTTTGAGAGAAATGCCCTTCACTTCTTCGCTGTTCCCTACGGACTACCTGCCTTGCTTGCTGCGCTTGCTCCTGCTTTACCTTTAGGGTAGCTTTTCCCCCCTTGACCTTGAGCACCTCGATATGAGAGACCTCCCCATCGAGCCTCTTTACTATGCGTCTTTCTCGCTGCACCTCTATACTGTCCTTATCATTTTCAAGAGAGAGCTCGTAAGATTGCGAATGTTGGAGGTCAAAAGTAGCGACTTCCTGATGACTTTCTACCTGAGAGAGGCTGTCTTTTTCTTCCCTTCTTTCGATTTGCTGATCTTCTCTGTGCTCGGTTCGGCTTGATTTCTTGCTCCTGCACCCTAAAAGCACCATAAGAGCTAATAGTAAATACAATTTCTTTCTCATTGGTAATTTTCATTGATCATTCTTTTCAATTGTTCTAATCACCCCCTTGAGTCTTTCGGCATACGTAGGCTCGGTGGCATAGCCTGCCTTTGCGACTTCCTCGGCAAACTTGTACGGGTCACTCCTTACCAGTAGTGCCTTGGCATATCGCTTGTTGTTCATGAATAGGTTGGCGTGATCAGTGAAACTCTCCTCTGGGCTGTCGTACTTGCGGAACCAGTCCTTAACAATGTACTTAAACTTGCCATCAGGGCGCTTTTCTATGCTAATAATAACAGGGAACTTAGCCTTATCATTGGCGAGGATCTCCGTGGTTTGAACCAGCTGACGTTTCTCAGGCGGCGTGCCTGCTTTGGCTTTCACACCAAACATATTATTATCAGGGATACTCTTAGCCCAACCAGTCTCCAAGGCTGATTGAGCCAATATAAAGAGGTGAGAAATCCCCGTCTTACGCTCTGTTTCGAGAGCAAAAGGCTTGTATTTTTTTACGAATTCTTTTGGTATCATAGGTTTTCAAATTGTTAAAGTTGCACTTCTAAAATTTTTTACTAACATACTATTCATATTGACAATGATTGAAAAACAGATATAATTATCTCTTCTGAATTTTTCTTCTATTATAACATGTCTGTAATTAGTTTCATTATTTATATGTGCTTTTATTTTTCCTGATATAGCATTATAATTATCTATCTTTGTTGCTAATACCCATTCTATTTTAGCTATTTTTATTTTAAATTGATCTCTCATGTAACCCATAACAGGGTATATTTTTTCAATTAGTTTTTGTACACTCTCAACATATTCAATTCGAACAGGTGCAAATTCTCTGTATGTATCTATCAAGTTCCCGTCTTCTTTAAGGATGTAAACATGAAACTGAAAAATATGAATATCTTTGTAAGAAACATCTGTGTATTTTGCAAATAAGGGTATATTTATGTTTTTGAGTATCTCCCCTCCCCACTCAAAGTATTGTATCGCATTCATCTTATTAGTCACTTGTCATTAGTCACTTGTCATTATACATTGCGTATGTCTATATAACACTTTTGATTCCATATACTCACCACGGCCGTACTTCCATCGCCCCCGTTAAAGGCTGTATCCCCAGTGTAGATGATTTGCTTGCCATCGCAGGTGAAGGTTACTTGTCCTCCGGCGAATACCTTGCGGAAAGATACACAATCTAAAGAAACTAAATCTTTAAGCTGAATGGTTAATGGAGTCTCAACAAAAATAACAGAACCATTATGGCTATGGTTACACTCTATATAGTTACGGATGGATATATTCTCACTATTCCCATTCAATTCAAACCAACCTGTATAGCTGCCATTAATAACCTGTTTTACATATAGTTTCCTATCATTGACATCTATATTTTTTGCAATGATAAATCCCCAATTCTTAGAGCTATGAGTAAAGCCCACCATTTCATAAAAATAACTGCCAGGTGCATTAGCTATACCACTACCTGATCCAAAATGAATAGCTCCATCCTTATCAAGGAATTTGTGAGCGTCTGTAATAGTCTTATAAGAAGGAGCTATCTCGTTTATCTTTTTAACTCCACCACCAGCTAAAATTACCTTCTCATCACTATCATGACCCCAAATCTTTATACCTTTGAATTCTCCATAAACCAAATCGTTGAAATCCATGTTTCCAAAGGCAATATTCCCATTATCTCTTACAACAATTTTCGTTTTATTTTTAATGTCAATATTTCCTTCATCACTCACATGGAATTTGTTTCCACCTTCTCCTACCTGTATTCCCTTATCTGTACGGATGCGATACGCGCCAAAATAAGTACCGTTGGGATGGCTGCCGTTCTCATTGATACGCAACCAGTCATCTATTTGCGTCTTAAAAACTTCTTTTCCTCCTCTATTGTTCCAAGAGGTAGGGATAAAATTCAAATCGGGCTTATCCGCCAAGTCATTGTAAGAAAAAGCATTCTCGAAAATCACATTATTCCCGGCCATGAGCTTAATCTTTCCATTCTGCACTACAATCCCATCAGGAATATTGCTGACAAAGTGGCTCACGGGGATACTGGTGAGGAGGTTATTGCGCTTATCCCTTAACTCTAAGGTCTTCTCAGGCTTGTTGTATACCAACTTGGTACCTTCATCGTCAAGAAACATTAGGGAGATACGCTTTACTACATTACTCCCTTTCTTGAATCGTAACTCTGTGGTATTCTCGTCCAGCTCTATATCGTAATCTTCGAGGGTGTCCAGCTTCTGCTTGTAGGCATTGGTAAAGTCATTCGTGGATAGCCCTTTCCCTGCTTCCTTATCTACCTTGCCGTCAATGAGTGATTTCAGATCCGCCGCTGTGCCTACATAGTTGCCGCTTTGGAGCGCTCCCAAGAGTAGTTCTCGCTCGCGCTGGGTCATGATCACGGGTCTGTTGGTATTGAAGGTTAAGCGCTGTAGTGCCTGCTGTGCCGCGTCGGCATTGTCATATACAACTCCATTGATCTCTACTTCACTGACCAAGGCGTCCAAGATAGAGAAGTTCATATCCTCCGCGCTGTGTAGGATCAGGCGCTCTCCGTCCACACGTGCTACGAAGTTTTTCAGTGCTAAAATCCCGTTGTACTCAAAGAGGTATTCCTGCAATTCGCCTGTGTCAGGCCTTACTTTATACTTAGGTGTTGGCATGGTTATTCGTTTTTTATGGGTGTTTTATCATTTTCATTGAGATATTCCTTGATGGAAGAAGCTATTTCCTCTACATCCCCGCGGTTAAGGATGATCTTGCCCATCACTTGTCCTGCTTTGTCCAAGCGTACCTTATCCTCGGCCTTTTCATAGATACTCTTTATCTCTATCAGGCAGAGTAAAAAGGCACCCCCAAGCGTCATAAAGGGAAAGAACCACAGCTGATTCCCGTAATATTGCTCAAAGTACCACACAGCACTCATCTGCATACTATCTACTATCGTGAGGGCGATTAGCACATTGTAGTACTGGGCGAGCTTCCCTACAGTACGCTTGTAGCCATACGAGGTGCGCATCTCTCCATTGTTCTTGGCTTTGCGCAGGCCACTCCATAGGTCGGCCATAATCATTACTAAGACTAAGATGTAGATACCAAAGAGGATCCACAAGGTTACAAAGATTTTTTCCATTGAATCAATACCTTTTAATTTCTATCTAAGGCAAAAATAAAAAGCCCCTTCCATATAGGAAAGGACTTTTTTAAACCCTTAGTAATCACTATCTCTTGTTTCGCTCTCGCAGTGCTTCGTACTCCTTGATCGCTCTTCGGAGTTCCTTTCCTGCCTTAGCATCGGCTACGATATAGGCTTCTATCCCTTCCCCTTGGATCTTCTCCATGGTAGTGCTGAGCCTTGAGAGCACCTCGGTAAGTCCTGTAGGCACTCCTACAGCGGGGACGCTGTTCTCACTTGTAGGGGCATCCTGCTTGGTGTTCTTCACCTCGCCTCCTGCTTCATAGCCCTGAGGGGACTGCCCCAAGCGCTTGGCTTCGAGCCATTCCACCACTTGCGCCACTTCAGGGTCTTTCTTGAGCCACTGGGGTACCACATACTCCTCCCCGTGTACGATTCCGGCTACCTCCTGCCCGCTTTCGTCCTTAAATCCTAAGCCCTTGGTATATCCTCCCTTGGCATAGCTTGGCGCCTGCTGTGAGGCTACAATCCCTAATTGTACAGCCCCTAAAGCCCCTATAATTGCAGCAAAGACACTCCCCACGATAGGTCCTTGTTCGTAAGCTCTCATAATACCTACAGCCGTATTGGCTATAATATTCATCATATTCATTGCCTTTTGGGCTTTGAACTGCTTTACACTAAGTTCTTTCTTCTTGGCATCGGCTTCCTCGTCCAAGCGCTGTAGCTCCTTTTGGTATTGCGCTTGTGAGATATACCCTTGGTTGAGCTGGTTGAGTAGGGCTTTTTTCTTCTGTTCCTGATTCTTGGTAAAGGTAGCCATTTCCTTTTGGTTGAGCCCCTGTTGGAGTTGGGAGAACATGTTAAATGCATTATTCATCGCTCCTACGGCCATATCCACAGCCTTAAAGCGGTTGCTAATCTCATCAAGGTTGGAAAAGGTATCCTCCCAGTCCTTGGCCGAGAATCCCAATACATCCACCTTCTCCAGCTCCTTGTCTGCGGCATTTTTCTCTTTAGTATCCTTGTTGTTCTTGATGTTGTCCAGCTTCTCTTTGATTTGGACTATCTTGTCCTCTATCTGGGTGATGTCCTCGACCAGTTTCTCCTTGGCTTCCCCTGTGAGGGTGGAGAGGTAGCCTATAAGGATCTGTTTCTGCTCCTCAAAGTTTTTCAGGCTTAGTGCCAACAGCTCTTTCTCGGCTTGTGCTCTTAGGGCTTTTTTAGCGTCCTCGAGTGTCTTAATCTGTGAGA